TGTAATGGTATCGTCCAACAAATCATTTACCTGTCTCCTCCACTCCTTCGGAGGGAGCCAGGGCAATACTTTGCCATCAGCATCACGGATTATCTGTTTGCCATCCTGTAATTCATAAGCTATGTGTAATTCGGCATTATCCGTGCTGTCTGGCCCATACTTTTTTAGTATTGCGCCTTTGTCGGTATTAAGGTCAACGCCTGATAATACATGTGGATACCAGATACCAACACCAGTTGTGGATGATTCATAGTAGTTAAATACTGTTACTGTATCATTGTACATATTAATCACCTATTAGCGTTTCTTTTTTCTTTGTTCGATTTTTGACGCTTCATCCAATATTCTAGACGAATCAAATATGTGACGCTTTTCAATAATTTGAGAAGCATTAGATACTTTTAATAATACTTCTTTCAGTTGTTTGCCTATTTCTTGCAAAGATTCAATTTCATTTTGATATTTTTTTTGAGCGCTTGGATACTTCTTTATCCTTTCATTAGCTAAATCAATATTTCTATTGATAGTATCAATAGCATTATTTCTAATTTGTTCGGCCCATTTAACTTGTTTTTCTGAACCTTTTAAAGTTGGCAATCCTTTGAAAGAAATTTTCTGGTTTTTAGCAGATAATCCACTCGCCCCACCTCTACCACCCATTGCACAACACCTCATTAAACTTTTCTGTAAACGCTCGTACCCTCACGATATTCCCCATGCACTCATCTGGCACATAACCATAAAAGATAATCGTGTCCGGGCAAATGCGCCGTATCATTTCCTCGTAGCCTATCAGAAACAATTCTTTCTTTTCTTTGCTGTTCATCACGCCTAAAGACGATACCGCCACAACACCACCCTGTGGCTCTCCGTCAAAGCACCATTCAAAGCTGTCGGGCGTACTCCATGAAATCGTGGGAATAATTTGTATCCCTGCCTCTTGCAGATATGCGCCTACCCAATGTTTTCTATAATGATTGTATATCTGGATAGCTTTTGGAAAGTCTGTGTAGGTGGAAAAGTCTGGAGACATTACATAACGGAATTTTTGTAACATGGGTATGTATCGGTCAACATCCGTCCATAACCTATTGAATTGGTAATCATCAAGGAAGAAATGTACACCTTTCTTTTCAGGCTCTTTACAAGTCTTGGCATAGTTGAAACCAATCCATTCACAGCCTTTCTCGTAGGTTACTGGTTCTATCTGCGGTATTCCGTATTTTCCCACGCCGTCAAATATCTGGCGCTCCAGATTTTCATAATTTCTGCGGTTTCGGTAGTTACTCATTTCTTAGCCTGCTTATACATCTGGTTAACTCCCGTAGCCGTAAGGCCAGACATAGCTCCAACTGCTACGGCCGTGATGTAGTCCGATGCCGGGAAGTCTGGTATAGTTCCCATACCAAGCGCGCCAAGAACACCACCCACAACAGCCATAATAACCGGAATCCATTCGTCCGGTATTTTCTTTGCAGCCTTGCATCCAAGGCCAACCACATAGCTCAAAGCCACAATAGCCACACATGTTCCCAATGTCGTTATATCCATATCTACCCCATTCCGGCGTACAGCAATGGAACGCCACTATCATCTCTTACTCCCATCAGATACACCTTTGCAGTATTATACAGGAGTTTATTGGTTGCCCGTTCATCCCCTGCCGCAGAGTATACAGTACTCCAGGCTTTAGCTCCGTTTGCTATTTCTGACGGGGATGCATAGCTGATTGATTCGGAACCGGATGACTTTGACGTGATAACGCCTGTTGTTGCGCCGCCGGTCCCGCTGGTTATACTTCCAGCGGCGGCAGATAGCGCCTGCTTTTCTGCCAGTTCCAAACCATACAGTTTATCAGCTAAGGCACATACGGCTTTCTTGATTTTGGTCTGCGCTCGTTCATTGTCTGGGAGGCCGTCAACCAATCGTTCAAATGTTATAATGTCAAGAAAGTCGCTTGCCCGTTCTGCTTCTTTATTAAATGATTGGGAATCAGGTATGGCACTGCCGTAGTATTTTGTTGTGTAAAATTCATAGTCTGCATATGCCATATTGATTCCTCACTCACTCTGCCGTTTGCCTTTTTCTTTTAATGCTACACAGCTTAGTACATTTTGCCATGACTTCCGCGAGGGTATATTCCCCCATGGAATCCGTCATGGATGACTGTTCCCTGCTGTATGTCACCTTACCATCCTTGATGTCGACCGGGTACAGCCTCCCGTTTGATACCATGTAAGGCAGCCCGTCAATGATTGTAAACCTCATACTGTCCACCTTATCCGTTGGAAATAATCTGACCGATACGGATGTTCTTTGCCTTGTATGCAAGCTCCCAGTTAGCCTTGTTTCCAAGTTCCGTCTTGGTCGGGGATTCCCCGGCAATGCTTGCAACCTTGAGATTGAAGCCATTCGGATGCAGTACACGGCCTTCCTTAGTATACAGTTTCTCGATACCTGCCTTTGTCTCCGCATCATAGTCTGTGTAGTACGGCTCGTTGTAATTGGTCTTCTCTGCCGTCAGGATGGCACCTTGTCCCACGATTGTGGTGATGTACTTCGGGACATCGCCAGATGCATCTACCGTGAACCGGTCAGACACTACCGGGATGAGGCCGTTGATTGTCGGGAGGTTGGCCTCCGATGTCATGGCATTCTGGATGGTATACTTGTTATAGTTCACAAGCCCCATTGCCTGGTATCTCGCAAATATGAGTGAGTTCATGATTGCGATTCCGAAACCGTTCGCCATGTCCCCAAGGGCCTTCTGCTGCGCATAAATCATGGTCGTTTCGTCAATCCTGTTGGCATCCTGTACGCTGCTCCCCTCCGAAAGGGCGATGTTGTATACATGGTCTTTCATCGAATCCAGCCCCATGACCGCATTCACGATGTTCATGAGTTCGGCCTCCCATACCTGCCGGTAATAGTCGGACACGCTGTTTGCGATATGCTGCATCGGGTCCGCCCCGGTAAGCTCCTTCGTGAAGTCCTGCGCCTTCCATGCCATCATCCTCTGAATCAGCATGGTGGTCTGCTTTCCACCGCTAATCTCCTTCGGCGTGTTGTTCGTGTTACCATCATTGTTGTACGGCTCATAGTCTGCAATGTCCATTGCCTTATAGAATGGCAGTGTAGCAACATTACCCTCGGAACCGATGAGGTTCATGATGGCGCTGTCCTGCTGGAGTATGCCGGATGCAATGATTGCATTGCTCCATGTAGGCTGCTCCGACATATAATCAGCAAATACTTCCGGGTCAAATGCAAACCCTCCAAATGTACCTGTTCTTGGCATGATTCATTATCCTTTCATACTGTTATAGAGTTCCGGGTTGCTGTTCTTGAGCGCAATCCTCTCGTCAAGGCTCATTCCCTTCCAATCCGCTTTTGTTAATGTTCCTGCGCTTCCGCTTTTGCCGGCCGGGGCCGTGAACCTCGCCATGTTCTGTTGTGCCTGTTGCTGTGCATCATCAACAAACGCCGAAGCATCCTTTTCTTTCATTTGGGATAAAAGGTCATTCAGCCCCAGGATTTTACCATCTTTCAGTTTTAAACCGGCCTCTTTTACTTCTGCCATAATTGCACGTTTAGCCGCTTCACTGGAAAACTTAATACCCTCAAATTCCGTTTTCAGAGCGTCCGAAAAGTCACGCTCGTAAAGCTGCTCCTGGGCTTTTTTCTCGGCTTCTGTAGCTTTCTGTTTCCAGTCAGATATTTCCCTCTGCATCGTCTCCAGGTCAACCCCTTCAAAGCCTTTCAGCGTTGCTTCTGCTGCTTCTGCTTTTTCTTTCCAGGTATCCCGGTCCGCGCTCAGATTGTCGTTTTCTTTCTGCAACTTTTTGAGGTCTTTCCCATTTTCAGCCATGACAAAAGATATCTGTTCCTCTGTCAATCCCTGTGCTTTTAATTCTTCGGTTTTCATTGATGATTCTCCTTTTCCGTTATTAGGTTATTTGTAGGTGTGTAACCGTCCACCAACGGTTGCCATTTTGTAGGACTTGACTTGTCCAAAAACGCACATGCCGGAAATTGCATCCGCTTTTCAACCTCCAGGCTGTTCACGCTATGCGCTAGAACCTGTTTCTTTTAAGGACATGTGCTATAGGAGGGAGGTCAAATATAAGAAAAAGCCAAACAAACTACATTGCTGTAATCTGTTTGGCTCTGCGTCTGGCGTCTGGCTCTAATTATTATGTGGCAGGTGATAAACCGTCATTTTCCATATCACTTGCTATTCCTTTTGCAATATTCATTATGGATGTATTCTTGCATACAGGGCAAAATACCGGAAGGTTTTTCGCTACTGTATCAGGCCGAATTTTTGTCCTGGTCTTATTGTTACATATAGGGCAGTATACCCAACCGTTTTTTACCATGCTTTAGTCCTTTCTGTTTATTCCTACTCTCATTTTAACTTATTCGCAAAAAATAATCGTCCCCACATTTTAATATTACCCCTTGACACGCCACGCAATGCGTGGTAAAATAAATACATAAGATAAAGGATGGGGGAAATAAAAAATGATGAGACGAGCAGAGAATACAAAGGAAATGAGAAACGAGCTGAACGGATATAATATCCTGGTAGACCGGGCCGACTGCCATAAAATCATTGCTTTTATGTTTACCCAGGAAATGACCGGAACTGAGAAACAGGTGGCATATGCAAAAGATATTCTGGTCCAGAAGGTTTTTAAGACAGACGAGATGGCCGGAATAATGATGTCCAGGGGTAAGATGGATGCGCAGAGTTACACGGCCGGAATTGAAAGCCTTATCGGTCAGTTAGAAAAAATGACAGATGCCAAATACATCATACAACATGTTAAATAAGGAGGTCGTTATGAACAGAATTAAAGAGTACCGTACGAAAACCAACATGACACAATCTGATTTATCTGATTACCTTGGTATACCAACAAGGACCATAGAGGATTGGGAGGCTGGGAAACGGAACCCGGCTCCCTGGGCCGAAGAATTAATCATCAGACAATTGGAAGAACTGATTCATCCATGTCTGATGAAAAAACTTTTAAATAATTTTTCAGATTTGGCCTATGAGAAATTGTTACCGGAAAATTACAATGTATTTTCTGATTCCCGCAACTTTTCTCATGATGATTATTTTAAAATTATACATGACGAAATGGCAAAAATAGGAGTTGAGGACAGCGATTATGAGTACTGTCCAAAGAGCATAGACCCCAATTACCTGGAAAATGTGCGGGCAGGGCGCGAGGTACATGAAACCATATTGTAAGGAGGAGAAAAAATGAAAACATTTAAAGGATACATAAATTATGGATGTTTGGCTGCTGAGAAACATCCGGTATTTACTGAGGGCAATCCTCATCCAACAGCAGTAGAAAGCGAACCAATAGAATACACAGTGCCAGAAGGATGGGGATGTGACGAGACAGAGGCCGGCATTGTGTTGACGGCTCCGTGGGGTTGGACTTATACACCAAACGAGCTGATTCAAGGGAAAGAATCACCCTGTCTATGTGCAATCAATAATGAAGAAAAAGAAATCCATATTATGTTAGATTGGAATCATATTTAAAGGAGAGAAAACAAATTTTTTTGGTAATACATTTTCAAAAAGCGGTGAGATTATTCCCACCGCTTTTTGTTACATCATATTACGCAACTTTTCGATATATCTTTTCATGGTTTCCCGTTCCTCGCGGCAATCAGCATCTTTTGACATTTCTCCCAACTCTTCGGTTAGTTCGTCCATATGTTCCTCTAAGGCCGCAAGCATACGCCGCTTGCAATCCTCATCTTTTCCACCACTTCTGTAGCTCTGCTTCTGATTCATGTAGTCATCATAGGCCGGACCGGTCGCACGGCTGTAGTGTCCTCTGACGTAATGTTTTCCGCGTGTGCCGCGATATGAGCTGTCATTATCATAGTCCTGTGACATTCCATCAGCACGGCTATAACGTCCCATGCTGTCGCGTTTGCGGCGCGCTTCGCTGTATTCTCCGCCATCCATTTCGTCCATTACCTGATTGTAGTACTCTTTTTTGCACTTCCAGTACTCCACATTCTCCATGTCTTTCCACATGTCTATCAGTTTGTATGCGGTTTCAAGGTTGCTAGTGTTCAGGCCCTTTTCCGCAATCTTATCCAGTTCTTCATGGATATTCTGCATCATCTTATAGCTCATAGCCTTACCCCCTTAACCTATTCTGCTAACAACAAGGTTAGCGTCTGATACTGCCGCTGCTGTGGCTCCAACGTTTTTTACTGATAGGGTAGCACAACATGGTTTGCACACCCTTACTTCTACAGTTGCCGCTCCATTGATTGTTGCGCCGGCGGCAACTGTGTTCTGAATTCTTGCACCGGGAATGCCTTCGCCGTCCTGCTGTACTTCAAAAATAACGTCACCTGCTGCGGCTGCGGAAAAGTTTCCGTTAAATCCTACGCGGTACAGGCCAGGAAGCAAAACTACCCTACCAGAGAGTGCCTCATGCCTTATGTTTGGACAATTGCAAGAATATATCCTGTTTGCAGCAAACAGAACGCTTGCATTGACTGCAACAGTCTGTGTCCCAGCAGTTACAAAATCTGCCATAATAAATCCTCCTTATATGCACAGAAGGGCAAGCTTATGCCTACCCTTCCATGTGTGTAATACTACTGTTCAGTAGACATGTCCTTTTCGGACAAGATACGCAATATGCGGTTGTTTTGGTCGATAATCTTTTCCATGTATTCCTTATTCTCCTGTTGCAATGCTTCCATAATATCATTATTTGACACATCACCAACAATCAAAAGCAAATTTATCATTTGCAATGCAGTTGCATACAGAGCAAGATTATCGTAAAACTGTTCGTTTCTCATTAGCACCCGCATCCAGTATTGCATCCACAACCACAGTTAGAGGCATATGGATATGGCGCTGGAACCGTATAAGCCGGTACAGGCTGCGGCTGACGAAGCTGTGCAACGATTGAGTTACCAACTGCATCAATAAATCCGTTCTGGGCAGTCTGGCTTGCCTGGAATCTAAGGGTTTGATTCTCCGCCTGTAAGGTAGAAATCTTATCCTGAGTTAAGAAGTCAAGAATAGCTCTTGTATTGCTGTTGTTGTTGTCCAGAATATCCCTAGTTGCGGTCTGAATGGTGTTTCTGGTATCGCATGACTGTGTAGCCAGGTTATAATTTACACCATCAATTGCGCGCTGTGTCTGGCAACAGCAATCATGGAGCTGATAGCCCATCTGGCATAAGCTACGGTCCACTCCGCTGAAACCGCTGGTAATGGTGTTGTTCAGCGCATACGTGCTATCACAAATGCCCTGCTGAATACCCCTTATACCATTTTCGATTCCGTTGAGGGCAAATCCCTCATTGATGTCTGCACGTGTTGCTAATCCCTGCAATCCTGCACCTCCTGCTCCATTGTTTCCAAAGCCGTTTCCATTGCCCCAGCCACAGAAAACAAATAAGAACAGTATAATAATCCACCATGCGCCGCCATCTCCAAAGCCATCATTGTTGCGGTTTGTTCCTCCTGTAGCGGCGGCAATGTCTGCTAAACTATAGCTTGAATCCATAATTGTCTACTCCTTTAAAATATATTTACAAAATCATGCGCATTGATTTATGTACTATTTTTTCATGCCATTAAGCATCTGCTGAAACTGCCGGGCCATTTGCTGGGCCTGGTCTAATTGCCGCTGAGTTATCTGGCCGGACTGTAGCATCTTCTGTACTTCTTCTTGAGGGTTTCCCTTGAAATTGTTTTTAAACTCCATAAATTTCTGTATCATCTGCATGGGGTTGTTTCCTCCGCCCATCCCAGGAATCATTCCTCCCATTGGGCTACCTCCACCCATTCCACCTAACATGTTAAATAATGGATTCATATATTACTTCCCCTTTCCTGTTGGTGCTGTACTGGTTTCTAAAAGTCCATATAATTCATCATATTTTGCCTTTAAATCCTGATACTCATTTCTGGTAACATACTTTTCATCCAGATTTTCAGCCGATGTAGATTCCTTTTTCCGTCCATTAACAATCTCTTTATATTCAAAAGTGCGGAGTGTTGGCATACCTGCTGCATCTGTTGTTTTAATATAAAAGTACTCATTTTCGCTATCCATCAGTAATATGGATGTGCTTGGCGCTACTAAATACGACTTTGCCCCGGCTTCACCCTGCACCCATAATATTCCCTGGTTGGTCTGCGGGACCTGTGAAACCTGCGTCTGTTGCGGCATTTGGTATGGTGCCTGTAGCTGCTGCAATCGGTCCATAGGTGGTTGCATCTGTGGCTGATAAGGATATGCGTTTGGATATGTATTCAGATAGTTTGGATTGATAAATGGTTGCGGCATTATATCCCCTCCGTTCTTTTATAATCCAATTATCCCATAAAAAATAAGCCCTTGACAGGTCGTCAAAGACTTATAAAAGTATCACGCAAGTATCAACATAATCGGATTATTTTGTTGTTTACTTTTCTGCTCAATCTCTTTGCTGTGGATACACTTACATTCATTAATTCAGCGCAATACTCCAAAGGATAGTTCTTGGCCCGGTACTCAAACAGTGCCCGTTCTTCATCCGTAAAGTTACAATATGTACGAAAATAGTTTAGTTCTGGCACTGTAAAGTCATATACCTTCAACGCAACGCTCCTTAAATACCTTCTGACAAATGCTTTATCATAGCTTCTTTGGTTTTTTTTAAACCCTCTATGTTGTTACCGGTTATACGATTATCAATTAATGCTATCATTCCTTGGCATAAAAGAGATTGCATATCTCTTATTTCTTTGATAGATTTATAATCATTTTCCACATTTATTTCTAATTTATCCACTCGATTTTTTAGCTTAAATGCCGGATGCAACAATTTGTATATTACGGCTCCTGCGCCTCCAAGAGTAATAAGCCAACCGCATACAACCATAATAGAGTTTAATGTTTCCATAAATTATCGCCTTTCCCAGTAGTATATTGGTATTTCTTGACCGCTGTCCCATGTGTCCCAGTAAAATCCATCCACAACCGTTACCACATGACCATCAAGCCCAAGAACAAATACTCCGTTTTGGTGGTCTGCCGAAAATTCTTCCACGGTATAATCTTCTGGATATTCGTCTGGTATAATGTTTCTCCGAAACCCGTTGCGCCTGAGATATGTCCCCCACACGCTGTTAGCTGACGGCATATCTGATTTCTCGCACGCCACCACCATAACGCCAGCAAAGGCGGTTTCCCAATCCTGTCCGGTTGCTTTGCAGATTGCACGTATGGCACAGTCGCCTACACGCTGATTACGGACTGGGTTAGGGTTATATGGTTTCCATCTATTCAAATTCATTCCCCTTTCGCATTTTGATACCGTCTCGCCGCCCCTCTGGCCTTTGCAGCCTGTTCACGGCTCCAGCGGGCAATCTGTAATCTCTCTGACTGAGTTCTAAGGTTATTCTCCTTACAAAACTCGTTATATGCCTTATACTGCTTGGATAGCAAGTAGGATTTCCGGTCAAGCGCCTGCTGTAGCTCAAACTTTGCCGCCTTGTCCTGGCATTTCTCTACGGCCTCTTGCAGGCCCATAACCTCGCGCTTGGTCTTGCGGATGCGGCGTTCAAGCGTTCGCTGGCGTTGCTCTTTTTCGTACTGATTTCGATTTTCCTCTGTGTCTATTGGGTCATACGGATTATTTTCTCCATCACCTGGTCCAAAACTATGCCTACAATTTACTCCGCACAATCCAGTAATATCTCCATATCCTGTAGAGTAATAGAAATCCGGGAATCTATGTCCATATTGCGGGAGACTGTAGAATTTTCCTTGCCAAAGTTCATGATTCTCTGGTATCCCCCCAACATTTCTTGCGCCCACATGCGCCGACACCAGCACAACTTCCCACTTCATTTCTACCATTCTTGCCAGCGTAATTTCCGCCGTAGCCTGTGCTATACCAGTCCGTACCGCTCGTGCTGTAGCTGTCTCTATCGTGTCATTTCTTATATCTCCAGTATTTTTACTTCTATATTGAACAAGTGTAATACCCCCACTGGCCACATTTTCTACGGCCTCTTTAACTGCTTGTGTGTAAGATGTTGCTCCACTCATAACTTTGTTATAGGCCATATCGCACTCGTTAATAAATAATCTTTGAGCAGATTGCGCGGTTGTCCTAGTGTAGTTTTTCCATTCCCCTAATGTTGCCAGGTAATTGCGTTCCATCAGCCGAATAAGGGCCGGGGATTGCGTCAGGGGCATAGGAGACAGGCCGGCGGCCTCGTATATTCTGTGGTCGTATTCCAGAGCTTTTATCCCGGCCTCCTCCATAGCCGCTTTAATCTCTTTCTCCTGCCTCTTGGTGTACTTGGATAACTCTGCTGTTATATCCTCCAGCAGATACCCTGCGTCCTGCAATACATGTATGCGCCATCGGTCAGATGAGGTGAGCAGGCAATCATCGCCGCGGCCTATGCGTATCATCATGCGGTCTATTATCTGACGAATAATGTATGTATGGAGTTGTGAGGCTATTTCTTCGCTTCCTTCTGCGATTCTTGCAAGGTAATCAGGGCTTAACATTTACCCTTCCTTCTTTCCCTTATGCTTAATCGACCATTCAAACACTTTCGGGGCAAATGGACCAAGTGGTATATTGAATACTATCCAAATTAATAAGTTTCTCAATTTATTCCTCCTCAAACATCCTCGGCCCATCCTTCGGTTGTGCTTCCTGTACCATAGCCTTTGCATCTTCCTCGGATAACCCTTCAAACTTCTGGAAATACATCCAGGGTGGTACCTTCCCCTGCACAACATACTGCCACCATCTTGCTCTGTCCTCTTCACGATTGTATGTAATGTCCCCAAAATCATATGTGATTTCGTAGTTGCCGGCGGGTGCCAGTCCGTACAGGTCAGCATATACATTGAGCGCATATATTGCGCCATCAAGGCAACTTTCCAGTTTGTCGCGCACATCCTTAATTAACTGGATAGTGCGGCGGTCATCAGCTTCTACCTGTGTTGCTGTGACCATACCTGTTTTTTCATCAAGCACAAAATATCCGTTGGAATATCCACACTTAAATTCCAGGAAAGAAAGTAAGTTATTAATTCCGGTTATTCTGGTATCAGTATTTAATGATGGATTAATCTCATGGTAAAATTCCCCATTACTATTTCCAAATACATTTCTTACATAATGTGGTAATTTAACTTTATTTACTCCTGGACGTTTTAAATTAGTTCCATCACCAAGCATTAATTGGTCATCAATTAATATGATTTTCTCACTGTCAAATATTTCACCTACATTCCGGCTATATGCCACATCCAGGTCCTTTAATTCTTCTATGGCCTCGGCAAACATTGGCAATCCCAAAGGTGATGAGATATCCAAATTGTTAGCCTGTGGAGTGCGGAGTACACCAAACATGGGGCCGTCTATTTTATCATTGTTAGCCTTGAGTATAGGCGGTGTATCTGGAAGTAAGTCAGACCACTTAGTCCTGTTTAATGCTATCGGGTCCCCCACACTTTTTGCAGACTGAGACACATAAGCTCTATTGGATATGTAATATGGGTAATAGGTGTTTTCCCCCTCCTTGACCTCGACAAACCGATGATACTCAAACCGGGTATAATACTTATCATTTTCGCTGTAGCTATTCTTGAATACAATCCCATAGATACCTTCATTGTCACAATCCGTAATAATAAAGTCCATCGGTGTGAATATGTCCAGTCCCTTTCCATTGGGCTTAAGGATGATTGTGCCGTAGGCCATACCATACTCTACCCAGTGGCGAATCTGGAAATATATCTTGTCAATCTGCTCCTGGAGCCACGCCGCCCGCGCACTCCCATCAATCTGTATTCCGATTGCCAGGGTAGCAAGTCGGGCCGTCTCTGAGCATATGGCCTTTGCAAAATTGATTGTCTTAACGTTATCGTCAGCATTCACCCAATAGGGAATACCCCGGTAGATATTGGCGCACTCTGCAATCTTGCTTTCCATCTCCGGGGATACCACTGATTCAACGTTGAAATCTTCTTCTGCCTGTCGCTTGAATATCATTCCTATCACCTTTTTAGCCCATGTTATTAGTCCCATTTAATCACCCAAACTCACATAAACTTCTTCCGTTATTTTCGAAAGATTACACAGAGTACTATATACCTCTTCACAATAAGTTTTTCCACATTTCAATTCAGCTAAAGGGTGAATATCTGAAAATATTTTTTCTGCATTTTCTTTTCCTATTATTCCACCGAATATATCAATAATTCTTTTATTCGCATACTTTATCATTGTCAGAACATTATCATTGTGATTATAATTTTTCATTGATTCATGTAAAAGTACAAACTCATATTTTGCTGTTAATAACTTTTCCGATGAAACATATCCAGAAATTGAAATTTTCATTATGCGCTGTTCCCCCTTCTCATGGATAATGGGCTTGTGGCATAGCGGAGTGCATCTATCCAGTGGTCATTTCCATCTGGGTAATCCGATATCACCTCACCGTTGCTGTCAACCTCATGCTCATATTCTATGATTTCTTTGTATGCCTGCGGTGTGCGTGCCGGGTCTATAACGATTGTACGGCACTGCAACCACTCAAAGGTGTATTTCCTGCTTCCTGGTGTTACAATGGCTCTGCGTGCCGGTAAACCAGCGTCACGGAAGTCTATAATGCTTTCTTCTTCATCCACACCACAATAGATTGTATAATCATCGTACCCAGCCGCCCGTATATCCTCCGCCATCTTACTATTACGGATTTTACAGCCGCCCATTTCATCAAGCAACACAACCAATTCTTTGTTTGGTATGTAAGCGGCCCGGATAAATGCTTTGGGGTCCGGGAACCAGCCCCAGTCTTGCCCCTGATATATGCTTTGGTATTTCTGGATTTCCTCGTCTGTGATTGTCCGTACATCCAGCATATCAAATATATTTGTACCAAGTCCAACCGGCAAGCCTAAATACTCATGATTATATGCCCGCTCATTGGTGGCTTTAAGATGTTCTGCGCGTTCAATAAACATTTCTCCCAGCCATTCAACCGGTACAGAACGGTAATCGCTTTTATGCCTATACGCGCTATCGTCTGGAGTATTTACATACTGATTAGCCCAGTTGCTTTGGCTGATGGGTGGGTTGAAGGATTTAAACACAACAAACTTGCTTCCACCGCGCAACACTGATTGTTCAACAGTTCGTATTTCTTCCGGTCCTGCAAATTCGTCCAGTTCCTCAAACCACAAATATTTGAAGTATCCCTTACTAGCTTTAATTGACTTTGTTTTCTTCGCCTTGTCAAGTCCACGGAATATTATCTTTTGTCCTGTCGGCTTATAAACAAATCGGTATGGGCTTGTACGGGATTCCCATAAATCCGTAACGCCTAGCGCATCTATAGCCCACTGTATCTGCTCAAATACTGATTCCCCAATTGTAACAGCGTACTTTCGGAATATGACAGCATTGGCCTCTTGGTCATCCATCATACCCAGTACAATCTCCACAGATATGAAAGAGGACTTCGTGGAACCTCTCCCTCCGTACAGGTCATAATATGTATGCTTTCCGTCCATAATATCCCAGTGAACACCATAGAAGGAAGGGGCGATTACATCAGTCAGATTTATTGTTGTCTGGTCTTGGTATGTTGTTGACAATTGTAATCCCGCCGCCCTCCTGCTTCTTGTCTGTATCTATTTTACGTTTTGCCAATTCCACCGCCGCTTTGGTCCTCTCTGCCAGCGGAGCATCAAGTCCGAATTGGTCTTTTACTTCTCCGCGCATAACAGAGGTAAGGTATTGCAGTATTTCAGCCGCATCAGCTATGCGGCAATCATCAATTTGTTTCTGCCGTTCAGATATATATGCAGAAACCGTAGGCTTCCGTAAGTTTTCACGCCCTATTGCGTCTGCTGTCCGTAAGCTATAACCAGCCTTTCTCGCAGCTTCTGCCGCATTTCCGAATTCTATGTAATAATCTGCAAACGCTTTCTGCTTCGGTGTAAGCTCCACTTAACCACCGTCCTGTCCAAAATCTTTCAATATATCAATAAGTGCTATATGGACTCCCCTACTCTCAATAGCATCTAAATAGTCTCCTTTTTCCTTGGCTTCGTATTCTTCTGTTTCAGCCTCTTTTGCACGCTTTTTGATTTCGTTAAAAACATCATTCACCGTTATTTCATGTGAATTGATATTTTCGTTAATACCAGCTAATTTATAAATGTCGCAATCAAGAGCTTTTCCTAATTTGTATAAAAAATCTATTTTAGGTTCATATTTTCCAGCTTCATACTCTTGTATAGTTATTACAGCAATTCCCGTAGCTTCTGAAAGTTGCTTTTGCGTCATATTTTTTCTCTTACGCAAAAATTTGATATTATCTCCTATACTTATTTTTCCATCTATTGCAGGAACTTTAATTCCAGGAAATATATTGCAAGTCGATTTTTCTATTGGTTTATTTCCCTCTACAATATCATATAAAGTGATTCTCAAAATTTCTGACATTTTTTTCAATATATCAATAGATGGTTTTCTTTTATTGTTTTCCCATCCGTATACCGCGTTTTGAGAAACTCCCATAAGCTTTGCAAGTTCGCATTGGCTTAAATGTCGCTTTTTTCTGAAATATATTATATTTTCTCCAATGGTTCCCATCCCTTCACCGCCTCCCATATCTCCTGCAAGCACTTCACAATCTCAATCCCCGATGCACTCAGCAGTATTTCATAATCTCTTGTCTTCCACTCCCCATGTTTATCCAGCTGTAGCACAGGGGTGCTTAATATCCATATGGTTATCATGCGCCCTTGTTCCTCGCTATAGAATTGATTGGTGGATATCTTGATTACAAGTCTGGTCTGCAATATGGCACGCTGTAGCTTTTTTATAATCGAATTGAGATTCATACAATCCCCCATATATGGTATAATAGTCCTATACTAATTTTACCATGTTCGGGTTGGTCAAACCGTCCCCACATTTAAGCGTATCCGTCCATCTTTCCTACTTGCATCCACTTTTTATCAGAATAATTTCCATATCGATAAATATATCCACTTGTCGGATACTCAACTATTACTAAAATTAGTGATTCTGCATATTTTTTTCTAACCTGCTCATAAATATCCTGAAGATTCAGCATTTCATCCCCCTTCAACTCTCTCCATTCTGGTATAAATAAAACATCTTCTGGCATTCCATTTTGATATGGAGATACGATAATTCTTAAACTTGCTCCTCCCATCCTATATAATTTTACTTCATCTGGATTTTCTATTGATTTCATTTTTTTAATTTCTCCATTTCATCCACAATTTTTTCAAGCATTACCATATCTTCAACGGTTAATTTTTTACTGGCCTGTATAACCAATCTCCAAGCATATAAAAATTCCGTTACCCTTATGGTACTATCCGCACTAATCATCCTTTCCACCTCCCAAACAATGTCATTAATCTCCTATATTCATCCAGTGTCTTTCTTTGGTACCCATAAAAATCATCCCGTTTAATTGGTATGTTCTTCCTCTTACTCAGCTTGTCATATCCGATGTTACCCACAAGGCTCTCATATATTTCCACCTCCAGGCCAGGAGCTGAGGATATGGCACACTGGAACAATGTAAGCTTATCTTCCGCGCTGGCATTCTGGCAGTATTCTTTTATGCGCTTGGCTTCATCATCAGTAATACCATAGTCACTATAATTCTTGTCCCTGGTCCTCATGGCCTTCCTTTCTATACATACACTTTCTCTTACCGAACATTCGTTCAATCACTACGTCTACCAAGTTCTTTGTTAGCACTTTCCATCATTTCCATTACATCGCTGCTCAGATAGTACGTAAAAGCCACTAATCTAATACTGATTAGTGGCTTCAATAAATTCTTTCATCATTTTTGATAATTGTTTGGCTTGCGTTGTTCCTGCCGCTTCACAAGCTTTTGCAAAATCCTCTACAAGCGTTTTATTAAGCTTATAGGACTTGCTAATTAATCCGGCTTTTTTCTGCCATCTTTCTTGCGGCGTTCCCCTTCATATTGTTTTCCATTCAAGTGTAATCCTATGATTTTCTTCATCATACCAGCTTAATACCGGTTCATCTTCCCAACTTGATATGATTTCGTCAGCCATATAGGTCTTACCCTCCGGCGTATCAATAAGCAGCTCCTCAAATTCATTCCGGGATACTTCCCATTTGTCTGGCAATGTGATTTCAATTTCTTCACTCACAGTTGCATGTGGGTGTTTTCCCGAAACAGTGAAGATTATCTGCTTCTCATGTGCCAATACTCCGTAATTTGCGAATCCTTTGATTGTTGTCATAGTGTTTACCCCTTTTTCTTAATTTTATAAATTCTTTTTATAATATGTTTCCTAACTGTCTTTATTATAACATAGGGTACACCCAATGTCAACATTTTATTTCCACTAATCAATATTAAATTTTCAATGTACGTTTAAATTCTAATATTGCTATTGTGTAATTCTCAAAAAAATGCTATAATCAATTTAAATAATAGGGAACGCAAAGCCGCCAGTAGACCCTTGTGAGGTTGCAATTCCTCACCTTTGTAAAACGTCGGGCAGGGCCGCAAGGCTCTTTTTTATTCCCAAAAGTTTTAAGTTAATGGGGTTACATTCCATATAGCATACTCATGCGGGTCATTCTCTGCAATGTCTTCCCCGTCCATCGTTGCCGCTATATCATTAGCTTAACTTTCGTTTTCTACCTCAATCACAATTTATTTCAGTTTTTCAAAATAAAAACCACCAACCGTTATTGGTCAGTGGTTCTTACAGTCTCACTTTCATTGACTTCTTTTACTGCCTTGGAATATGCTTGCATCATATATAGCCAAGCATCACCTTGCGTTTTTTCGTAACTGCTTTCGCATTCTTTGTAATGTTTTTCGAGCCGTATCATTAATGAGTCTGCATCAATCAATCTCAAGGTATCACCTCCAAAACTTATTATCCACTAACCAATATATTGTTGTCAATGTGCAAACCCAAATTTCACTGTTTTAGATGATAAAAACTTGTTACTTTGACTTTAAATCTTGTCCATGTCTTCCCATTTCGCTCAAAAATGCTTATCTCCATCTTACGCCTCCATCAAATTCTAATAATGTCAGTTTTGTTTAATTGAAAATGCAATATTCACGCTCAATTCCTTATCTCTAAAAGTAAAAATCAAATCGACATTATCTGTATTATTTTCTACACAACATTCAAACAAATCTGCTATATCAAGCATAAATCCTTTTGAAAAATCTTTATCCATACATACCTCTCAAAATATTAATTTTGTGAAATAAACCCGTCTGTAAACAAATCCATCTGCCCAAACAAGTCTACTCCATCCGGTACATTTTCCCACTCAACGCCGATGTAATCCAGTACCCGTCCCCAACCGAATTTCTCGCCAGTCTCTGGGTCCGTACAGCAGCGATACATCCAAAACTCCCACTCTTTCGGGTTTCGTACCCGGAGCCGGTCAAACCGATGTGGTCGCGTCTCCATGTGTACGCCAAATCCGCACATGCTACACCCGGTCCGCTGCGCCCCTGTGGTGTACAAGGTTCCATCCGGCCTGCGCTCAATTGTTCCGTATATCTCCGGCACCGGCGCTTTAAGATCAAGCGCCAATTGTAAAAGGTCCTGACGCAGGAATGGCGCAAATGGTGCACTACGGATAACTCCCTTGCCGAAATAGTTACAACCGTGCTCTGTCAGTGCTTCCTCCCGCTGCCCCCCTTCTGACGCCATCAGTCCTAGGTAGGGCCGACTCTTATGTTCTTTTGCCCACCGGTCGCAGGGTTGTTCCTTCATGTACAAGCAGCACTTGTTGCTAACCTTGAAAGGTGCAATCTTATAATTCACATTTTCAGTCTCATTTTCATACCCTGCAAACAGCTCCAGCCACTTTTGTGGCAACTTCATGTGGCTGTTCTTGGCGTAATGGCCTTGAGCTCCGCACTCTCCCGTAATGATTGCATGGCGGACGGTCTTATTCTTCTCGGTCGGTCGCTGTAGTGTGTCAATCCTGCCAGCAATCTTTTTGGATATCACCGGAAATCCGTATTCCTGCAATATCTGTACCTTGGGTTTTCCTGGCGGGATAGATATTACTCCTAACTCCCGGTGTATCCGCTGGATGCTCTTATCCTCTAAGGCCGACACGGATATGGCCGGTACATCTATCCCGATATGACGCAAAAACAGTAATAGCACGATACTGTCCAGCCCTCCCACACTCACATGAGCGTTCAGCTCCATGTCATCCAGTTTCTCTATGTATTCCCTGGCCCGCAATTCTGCCCGCTTTATCTTCACCTCATAGGGTAAAGCCTGCATGGCTACCATATGGGCTTTCTTCTTTCTTTTCTCTGCTTTCCACTCCTCCGTGGTTAATTCTCTCTTTTCCATTTTACGAAAGGAGCCAGGATATCCTGTCACGGTGGCCACCGCTCCGGCCTCCCTTCTTAATCACTCAAATTTCGATTTTGAATAATTGCCGGTACTGGCTCCCAGCTTTGGCTTTGGTCCAATTAACGGCCCCGGCTAAATACTACATCCCTAAAGCCCGCTTTTATCATACCCGCATCTGGTATGGACATGGGCTGCCAAGGTAACACCGGTCCACAAATGCCTCTTCCGCTCCGCTCTCCAGGGCCTTAATAGCCATCTCGTAAGCCTGTATCTGCTTCTCCGCCTCTGCTATAAAACCTATCTTGTCAGGTATCGTGTTTTCGATAATTCCGGCGCGTACCATTTGCTCCCATCCCTTATCTGTGGTTTGGTAGCGGTATGTATTAATGTGTTCCTGCAATATCGCAATTGCTCCCTGTCTATCTATCATTCCTCTACCTCCTGATGCATATCGTTGTATTGGTACTGTAAACGGCACTCTTTGCAGGTTTCGTAAGGTTCTCCATCTCCATCCATGGTTCTTAATCCGGCACATAAGCCTTCTTCCATTCCTGGATATTCAAATTTGGTCATATAGCAATGAGCAATCCCATCTTCAATCCTTTTTTTATCTGTCTTTATCTTTTTGTATGCCCAATCCAAAAGCATGAGCAAATCCGCTCTAGTTGTCGCATTATGAGTTTCCAGACTTAACTCCCGCTCTATCAAACCCATCTTTTTATCGTACGACAACCATTCAAATCTTTCTTTGTCATACTTCATCCCTCTGCCTCCTCCGGTTTCTCGCACCGCTCAAATTCTATCACCCATACCCACGGGTTGGTATTCCATCCATATGTACCTATGTCAGATTTTTTTATAGTGGTATCCCAAAATCTTATAAAAGCGTCTCTATGTGCTATTCCACTATTGTCCGTCTCTACAGTGATACCCTCTTTTTTTGCATCTCTGTTGGTCAAATTATGCAGCCGCTCCGCCCGTACATCCGTCACCTGCAACCAGATTCTGGCGACCTCCTTTGGCATATGGATAGATGGGCGCCACTTTCGTGCGGTATCGTCAAGATAAAATCCATTATCATCATATAAATCAGGCTGGTTTTTATCCGCTTTATAGACATAGAATAAATCGTTATAATGTGTATAACCATTTTCGTCTACTCTTGCGAGTTGATTCCATGTTTCCCGAACATACAGGATATCGCCCAGTCTATAATAAGGTTCTTTTACTCTAAGCCCAGTTTTTTCGCTGAATAATCCAGGACCAAACCCGCACAAACCTGCATACATTGAGTCGTCTGTGTTCTTAATTACTCTCCTGGTAACTGTCTTGCGCCCTTCCAGGATTGCCCGAACCATGTCGCTGTTAAATAATATCGGTTTTACCATGACCTACTCCTTCCTCCGCTAAATGCGTGAATGCTTCTATCCATTTGGGCTCTATACAAAAACATCCTTCGTGTTCATATTCATTTGATTCCCAGGCCGCTTCAAATTCTTCCCGGTCGTCAATAAATACCCCTGTCATACTATCTTGCTCCATCATGTAGGCAAGTTCTTTATCCTTGCTTCTATCACACAGGCCAAGGAAAACATATTCTCCTTCCATGGCTATACTTTCGACAACATAGGCATTCTCTCCGTCCATATATTCAGCTATACTTTTCCATAACTCATAGTCGGAATCTTCTGGATTATTTTCGTCAAACATGTGGGCTGTAGCCAGTTTTGCTATCTTTATCATTCCTCTGCCTCCTCTGAATGCGAGCCTAAAGATTCAATCGCCTCCATAGCCTCCCCAATACCATCAAACACCATACCGTCATACAATATATCATCAATCCGGTACCCCAGTTCATCTCCATCGGATGGGGTTGCTACCCTCAAGGTGCAGATATCCATGCCTTTGTATTCCGTTACCTTTGCATATCTATTGCTTAAGTGCTTCATTTTTTCTCCTCCATAAATGTGTGTTTTGATTACTTGGACGCCTAGAAAAATCAGGACATATTTCAGTCCTATCATATGCCGGTCGGAGAAATGCTGTAGTCATGGGTGATGGATATTTCTCCATGTCCTTTATTGCTGCCATTCTTTGGCGTTCTGAATTGTCACTATATTGATTTTTCATTTTGTTATCTGGCAATTTAATTCCCCCTTTCCTGAATGTTATCCCTGGTATCCCATGTGTAATGCATTCCGGGTATTGTTATAGTTCTAGGGCATTCATTCACATAATCAATCAACCCTATCTCTTTCATATCCCGCAGATATCCCCAGATAGTAGAGCTTGATGTATAACCAACCCCATCCCCTATTTCTCTGGTTGTGGGGGGATAATCATGCTTCAACATGTATTGTTTTACAAACACCAGGATTTTTTTATGTATTTCCTTCATTTTCTCCTTCCCCTACCCAGTCTTTTACCTGTTTTAACATCAATGCATCATAATCGGTATCTCGTTGTTCAAAATTGTGAAACTGATTTTTACTGCCTTTGGCGGTCGATTCCTGCCGCTGGCTTCGTACCCAGGTCCTTACCGAGGCTTTCCAGTCCTTCATCTTATTTTTACCAACCATCCATCCCTTTGATGCATAAAAATCAACAAAACTCTCTGGGTCAATGCCATATCCATTCAAAGTGCAATAATCGGACACATCCGACACCGAAGGTGGAGCAAATGTTTTTTTATTATTATCATTTACATTATCCTTTTCCTTTACATTTTCCTTTTCATTAGGTTTTGCTTTGGTTATGGTTTGGTTATCACTTGGTTTATTAAAATTGGATTCTAGGTTATTGTTTGGTTCTGTTTTGGTTACTGGCCTACCACCTTTGGTTCCGTTTTGGTATCTACGATTATTCGCATCAATTTGTGGTTTTGCCATTAAAAACATTGCAGATGCAACACCTGCCGATTTAGGTTCTGTTTCATCAAGTCCATATTCTAAGATTGCTGTAAGAGATTCCAATCTTTCTTTTTCCGGCAATTGCTTAATGGCTTCCCAGAAGCTGCGATAAAATACAACACTATCTCTCATAACCCAGCTCCAAACATACTAATCTGACCGGGAATACCTTTATCTTTTTTCTTATTCCGGCTTACAAACAGCTGTGCGCCACGCTCTGCTGCCTTTATGCTCTTAGTCCTATTATTCTGGCTGACAAGCCATTTCTCTGTTTCTTGCCGTCCCTGTGCATCGTCACGGGGTATATAGTAACCTTTCCCTGTTGGCAATGTAAGAATCACTTTATCGTGCCTTAATATCTCAATGGCGGTTCGTATATCTCTATCCGATTCCCCTATCTTGGATACCAGTTCATCTCTGTTCAATGCATTCTCTTTACCTACAAGGAGCGCATTATATACCCTTGCTTGAACATCTTCACTAACAGTTCGCTTATTCTTCAAATAATCCCTCCTTTCTGGCCGGGTAAAGGAGGTCTGATAGGTCCCGGCCCGGGGTCAGAAAGTATATCGTGACATATTAGCAATCTGACCAGTAATCATTACCGTTGTATGTATCAGCCTATTGGCATTGATACTGATTTCAGTTTCCTTTTTTCAAAGATTCTTCGTATTCCTCGATGACCTTAAAAAATTCGCTTGCCTTTAACTCTTTAAATCCTGCTAGGTTGTCAAAATCACAATCTGCTTTAAAACTTGCATACAATACATTGTTTATCATAAACAGTCTGCTGCTTGTCCGACCAAATACCCTAAATTCAAATGATAAAATAGGTTTGTGCGGTGATTTCAACCCTAGCGCCTTGCATTTATTAACCCATGCTTTTGCAGGTAAAGAATTTTTCTTAAACAAGCCCGGTGTATCCTTCTTAAAATACTTTCCAAACTTATCAATATCACCATCCGTTGGACAAATGTACAACCTCTCTGCCGATTGATAATATTCATGAGTTTCAAAACCTTGCTCCTTTGCGAACTCCACAAACGCAGTATTTACCTTTTCTGACATGGCCTTATAATCTATGTACTCTTTATAAATTGGACTGTCAGTCGTTACTATGTAATACTTTTCCATCTAATTCTCCTCAAACTTGATACCATATACCTTATATTTGCTCTCAAACTCTGTCATCCCTATGTTATGTGCTTCTGTATGGTGCTGCCGGCATAGACATATTTTCCGGTAATCCGAATCATCAACCTTTCTCCGGTCATTCCCCATTCCGATTGTGTCTACATGGTGTATTTCACCCTCTCGACCGCATATAGCGCATTTCCGAAGCTTGAGACATGCATACAAATAATGGCCTATATCATCGGTACGATTAAGTGCAAAGTCCAGTAATGGTATCCCCTGTTCCAGCGCATAATCTAGCATGGTATTGATAAACTCCCTAGCAGTATCCATGGAGCAATCAGACAGGGAAAAATATCCGCATCCGGTCCGGTTGATATGTAAATACTTAAGCCATTCCTTCTCTACCTCCGGCACGTTTCCAGAATAGGCAGATATGTCATTGACTGTGGCGTAAATCTTTCGGCGCTGGTCTGCGCTTATATGTCTGCCATCGTCAAGCCATACGCTGCATCTATTCATGTGCTTATCAATGATTGGTTCCATAAGATTTTTTCCAGGGATAAATATATTTAAATACGTTCCCTCTGGAACAAGCTTGTATGCTATTATGTCTGCTGCCTCATGCATATAATTACCTCTTGGGGTCATTCCACGGTAGGCCACCATCCTGTATGTCATCCGGTGGAGTGGTCGCCCTTTCCTTGTCCGGTTTCTTGTTAAAGATTTCCATAGCATCCCTAAACTGGTCCATTGTCATGTCATGGATATCTGAAAGGTTATATGCAGCAAGAATCTGATTCAAACCTATTCCGGTACGCTTGAGTTCCACAAAAATCGTATTAATGTGTACTTCTGTCACGCAATCCTTTTGTGGTTCCACTGGCTGATTCTCAGACTCGCCCAGTTTATACACCACCTTTTTGCTCTTGCAACTCTTGATTTCAAGCGCATTAATGTTGCGGTTATCATCATATCCGATATGTGATACATAAAATCGGTCGTAGCAACTATATTTTACCTTGCCGTTGCGGTCTTTACCGTTCTCATAGATTTTACAGGCATCTTCTCCAATCCATATAAAAGGGGCAGTATATAGCTCACGTCCAATACCCCAGTTAAAACAAGCTCGCTTGAAGCTGTCAGAGGCAAGCCCTTTCTCCTTTTCTGTATTACTTTCCGCACCGGTATCTTCTTTATCAATCCATTGCTTCTTACCATCATCCCATATTGATACGATGCAGTTTGCGTTATCCCTGCAATGTCTCCGCTGCCATCCCATTGGGCCTACAGTCTCGTCAAGTATATTCTGGTCCACTCTGGCATCCTTGTACAACAACAGAGATAAGCCATTTTGGGATACCGTTGCAATGCGGCAGTCTATTTCATCCTTTTTAAGCAGCCGAAATTCAAACTTCGCATTCCCCATCCATTCCACACTCCTTTTCAGTCACCCGGCTGGCCCACATGTCAGCCATATGTAAAAGCAGGTACAATGGTGTCTCCTTACCCTGTATCTGATATTTAAAGTTGCCGTACATACCATTGTGCATCAGTATTGCCCAGTTCTCCTCCTCTGTCAGATTAATGTGACGGCCTGCAATCTGTATGGAACGTACTTCATGGTCAATGTACAGAAGTTCTGGATTTCCGATATAAGGTTTCGTGGGGGACTGATATGGTTCTGCATTCTTACCGCGCCCCTTGAGCATGTTGATAATATAGTTCGGTTTCCCAAACTGTCCAGCCTTACCAAGGTCATGAAGCAATGCACATATGATGACACTGCTCTTATCTACTTCTGGATGCAGGATGCTGGAAAGCTTGTCCATCAGTTCATATACATTCAGGCTGTGTTCAGCCAGTCCTCCAGAGTAGGCCAGATGGTACTGTGTGCTGCATGGCGCTGTATAAAATCCCATCTCATCCATTTCCACCAGCAGTCCATCAATGCCCTGTCTGCCAGTTGATAATAATAATTCCTCGGTTCTATTCTTAATGTTCTCCATACAAATATCCTCCCTTTAAATTTAATTCATATTGAAACCCATTCATTGAGTGGATGGAATCCTGCAAAGACCTCCTGCAATCCCTGCGTTCTGTTTCCCGTTTCTGGCACTCATCACATATATGCCCTTCTCCTGGGTCAAGATAACAGCCGCAAAAATCACAACGATAATTATTCATCCTTTTTACCCTCTATATTCTCGTATGTTCTTCCTTCTAAAATTGACCTCATCACAGCTATAGATGCATACTGGTCCGCATCTATAAAAATCAACGCTGACTTTACACGCCCTTTAAGCTCTATAAGATTTTTATATTCGCTAATATTTATTTCAACTGTTCTTTCTTCCATCTTGCAAACCTCCATAATTTCTGATATAATCAGACTGAATTGTTTTTTGTATTCGGTCGTTTAGCTCTGTCAAGCTGACGACCTTTTTTATTGGCTTACCATATCCAGTTTACCGGCTGGCATTCACCATTGCTCCGGCCCGGTTAGTGCCATTCCGGCGGCGGCTCATAATATCACCGCCAGACATATCACCAACAATCCGCTTAAGACCATCACCGCAGCAGTTAAGCCTCGAATAATCATCCGGTCTTTCTGCCGCGGGCTTAAGTGTGTTTTACCAACAGGTATGTATTCAAGCCGTTTCAACAAATTTCATCTCCTTTCCGGTCAATTGCAGAAGTATCTGTAATTTTTCTATTGTCAGTTTTTCAGGGTTGGCTTTACGCTCTCTAAACGAGCTTGTACAAAAACCCAAATACAAGGCCAGCTCATTATCATCAAAGTTATTTCTTATTTTGGCTTCTTCTATCAGTAGCCGGATACTGTCCTTTTGCCATTCTGACGGCTTCTTAGTTTTCACTCTTACTTCCTCCTTAACTCTCAGTTTTGTGGATTATCTCTTAACAAATAATCATCACACTTTGTAAGTATGGCAAGCGCCTTGCTCCTGATAAGGTTTATGTACCTGTCATCAAGACTAGCATTATCACGGCTGAGTGATATTATATCTGATGCCAAGATAAGTATTTTATTGTCAAACAGTTCTTTTTTTACATCTACAACCTTCACAGCTTCTCTCCTCCTAAATGTTAAAATACTGGTAAAACGCTATTGCTATAATTATTAGTATCTCTGCAAAAACAGTGCAAACAACTCCTGCTAAAAATGGATTAATGTACATCGTTTATCTCCTCCTCTTTCTCTTAATTCCCCGGCTCTTGCCGTTCTTCTTAATCCTGGCTTTCTGTCCCATTCTCTAAGTCTCCTTGTGTTCCTGTGTTGATGTTGTTCAGTCCGGTGCCATCCTGGGAAACATAGTCATATGTACCCGCGGTATAAAGCCATGCAACATTGGTGCCTATCAGCGCCGCCAGCGTTACCAGGAACGCTATAAACCAATGCTTTGCATTCCTCTTGCTCTGCTCAATTACCTCTACAGCAAAATACTGTTCCAGACCTTCCCATGTTTGCTTGTCCTTCTGGTTTTCAATGTTCATAAATATTTTCCTCCTGTGCTTGCGTAATACAGGAGAAAATGGTAAAATATTCCTGTATCCGCATTAGTTGTGTTAATGTGGTTACGGCTCCGGTTGGTGTTCGTGGCACCGCCGGGGCATTTTATAAATCTAATCTTCCGCTTCTATGAGTTCTCCATCTTTAAGCGTGTACCATGTATCTGCTTTGATGTTTACTCCATCAACAACTACCGCTTTCCAGCTGGAAATTTTATAGCTATTTTGTTCTTCTTCTGCAATAACCAAAATTGAACCTAGCCCTCCTTTTGTTTTTACCCTATTTCCTCTTGCAACAGATAATCCATTTTCGCCTGTTGATGATTTTCCCCGACTTGTTGCTGCTCCGTAGTCCCCGGCTGTTGCTGCTCCGCAGTCCCAGGCTGTTGCTGCTCCGTAGTCCCCGGCTGTTGCTACTCCGTGGTACCCGGCTGTTGTTGCTCCGTAGTCCCAGGCTGTTGCTGCTCCGGAGTCCCCGGCTGTTGCTTCTCCCTTGTTCCCGGGCGGT